CTTGCGCCACGGGATGTTGGTGTAGTTGTCGGGGAAGCCTTGCAACCGCTCGCACTCAACTGGGGTGAGGCGGCGGACTTGCATGGCGTGCTGAACGCCGGGGGGATTGCCGCTAGAGCCGCCGCTGCCGACCTTTACTGATGGACTGCACTCTGTAAGACACGGGAAGTCTTGGCCTGCTGTCGGATAGAAGCCTGTCGCCACCGGCTGCAGGATGGTGGCGTGCGCGGCGTTATCGCGCGCTAGGGTATGGCACGGGTCGCCTGGGCTGCGCGATTGGCGATTGACGGGCGCGGTGATCTGGAAGAAGTCGTAGGGAATCGGCTGCGCGACCGCCATCTGGCCTCCGCCGTTCGCATGGCTTTCGTTGTGCGGCATTGCGCGTAAGGTCGGCGAGAGGTCATACGCCGCATCGGCGCCGTGATCTTTTGCGCTAAAAGCGACGGGCACTAGTGGCGTACCGCGTCCGGTGCCGTCTTCGCCTGCGTCAAAACCCTCGCCGCGCAGGGTGTGGGCGATAAAGTTATGGTCGCGGTTGTGCCCTGGCCCTTTGTGGTCGGTCGCGATCAGCGTCTCTGCTACTTCTGGAATGCCACCGCCTCCAAGGCGATCTTCAGAGCCTCTGGCAATTGCTTGCCCCTTTTCTCTGCTCGGCGGAGTATCCCGCCGCACGCTTTCGGACTCAAAAAGAACCGCAGCGGCACGCTTCCAGTCTCCAAGGTATCCGACAACGAACACACGGCGGCGTCTCTGGGCCACTCCGAACCATTGAGCGTCCAACACTCGGTATGCGAACCCATAGCCCAACTCGCCCAGCGCCCCGAGGAAGGTTCCAAAATCCCGTCCTCGGTTCGATGACAAAACGCCGGGGACATTTTCCCAGACAATCCATCGAGGCCGTCGACGTTCAGCAATCGCAAGGTATGTAAGCATGAGGTTCCCTCGAGGGTCTGCAAGACCTTTGCGTAACCCGGCGACGCTGAACGATTGGCAGGGTGTTCCTCCAACAAGAAGGTCGACTGTTCCAAGATTCCAATCCTCGTGTTTGGTCATATCGCCGAGGTTTGGAACCTCGGGGTAGTGATGTGCAAGCACCGCGCTCGGGAATGCTTCAATTTCGCTGAACCCAGCAGGCATCCATCCAAGCTCGTGCCATGCGACAGTCGCCGCCTCGATTCCGCTACATACAGAGAGATATCGAATCGGTTCCGGCTTGCGCGACGGGGCCGGGCTCCGAAAGGAGGGACGCGCGCATCGTCGGTTGTCATATAGCTCTGCTACCTGTTCCATCTACATCGCGAGCTCCATACCTGGGAGAACGGGCTGCACGACGCGATACCGCGCGAACTTTTTGCCGTTCCTCTTTTCGGTGACGGTTTGAATGTTGAGGCCCTGCGCCCGTAGTTCCTTGACTCGTGCAGCGAGGCGAAGGCATCCAAACTTCTCGAGCGCATCGAGCGCCGTGATCGCTTCGCCGGAGAGCAACTCCGCGCGGATCTGATCAGTCTGCGAGCGGATCATCGGCGCACCTCCTTGGCGGGAGTGAATCAAGGGCAGCGATGGCCCAGTCGGGGACAGTCATCTCTGCCACCGCGTCGAACTTTCCGAGCGCATACGCTGCCCGAACGCATTCCGCGACCATCTTTCGAGATCTGGTCGCATCTGCTAACTCGACCAGGGTATCGAGTGCTTCGTTACTCACGCGGCAACCTCCTGCGGCTCGACGACAATCGCCTCGAGCTCCGCCTTCCGCGCGTCCTTCGCGTAGTTCAGTGACTCCTCGAGGTCCTTGTCTTTTGTCTTCCTGGCGAGAACGACGCCGTCGCGGTATCGCGTCTTCAGCGTTTCCATGTCTGGCGCCTCTCGCACCAGGACAACGGGATCGGCGAGCTGCGGCTCCGCAGCGACGACCGTCGAGGAGCTCGACATCGTCATGTCCTGCACCTCCTCGGAGGTGTAGACGCCGACGGCTACGCCTGGGAACACGGCGCGGACGCCTTCGCTGATCACTCGAGCGCGAAGCATCTGCCGCGGGTACTGGCGCCAGGTCGGATTCTTCGTGAGACCGGCGCGCTCGGCCATCTGATACGACCATCTGATCTCGACCGTCCCGCCTTGCGGGTGCGACACCTTCGCGGCGACTGCCTGGTCGGTGTACTCGGTCCACTCGATCTTCCCGCCGTTCGCCTGGAAGCGAGCGAGCAGAGCGTCGCTCTTCAGCGAGGGCCGTCCCTGGATGATGTGATAGTCGCGCGCGGCGATCGCCGGGTGGAGGCCCTCGGCCTGGGCGATCAGCATCAAGCTCATCGCCTGGTCAAGCGTGCGGACTCCGAAGAAACCGGACTTTGCGACGGCGGTCGCCATGCGTTCGATCTCGGTGACAGTGATGGATGTGATGGAAGTCGTCATGCGGCCTTCTCCTGGAGCTGCGTGATGAGTGACTCGACATCCGCGAGGAACCCGCGGATCTCGCTGTCAAGGGTTGCGATGTATGCGTCGTCGCGCTCGATGCGCTCGATGTAGACCTGGAACTCCTTCGGCATTCTTGGATCGAACGATACGAAGTCGATCCAGGCGCGGCCGGTGATCCAGAGCTGCCCTTGCACCTGGGGCATGTGTTCCTCGGGCATCCCGCCGAGCCATGTCTCGATGTGGCGCTGTGAGCTTGGGCACTTGAACTCGACGGCGCCTTCAGAGCCCACGAGGCCGTCCGGGGATGCTCCCGCCATGACCGAGGCGTGCCGGATGAACCCGACCTCCTCGACCTCGACGTCTCGCTTCCAGGCGTACTCGATGCGCGCGGCGGGCTCGTTATCGATTCCCCACTGCATCGCTGCGGTCGTGAAATGCGGCGTCGGCTGTCCCGTGAGCCGCTCGGCGACAAGCTGTATCGCGTAGGTCTGGCGAGCCTGGGCGGGCTTTCCCGTTTTCAGCTTCGCGATCGCGTCGGCGAATTTCGACGCCGTGCATAGGCCGAGCCGAGCCGAGAACCAGTCGGCCGATCTTTGCTCGATCATGCGGCCTCCTTCGGTGCTCGGTGAATAAGCTGCACGCCACCGTGCAGCGATGTGATGACGAGCCCGGCCGTGTTAATCGCTCGAACGAGCTCGCCGATCGCGATGTCGTGATCGAGCTCGAGAACGATGCGTTCCGGGATGCTGTCGCGCTCGAGGCCTTCGGCGAACTTCAAGACGGCGACCTTGTCGCGTGGATCAACGAACTCGGCGCTCATAGCGGCACGTTCCAACCGCGGCGACGGACGATGGTCCGCGGGTTCGGCGGGGGCAGAACCTCCCGATCATCCGTGCGGCTTCGCTCGTACAACTGAAGAACAAACTCGAAAATCGCGCCGAGCGTCGCAAGCAGCGCGAACCCAATCAGCAGCCAAACGAAGAGCAGGGCGCTCTGAAAGGCAAAGTCTGCGGGGACTTGTGACATCTGAACCTCCTCATGCGTTGGGAAACCCAACACGGGGGAGGTTAGGCGGTGCCTATCCAGTATGTCAAGCGAAGGCTAACAATCGCGCGGGCGGCGCCTTACAGCGGGGGTGGGAGGGGTGACTTTGTGGCGTGTACGCCCTTTTTAAGGGTGTACATGACGGACGTGCTATTGAGCGTCGAGCAGGGAAAAGCGGCCGCTATTCCCTAGTCGAAAGCTGCAATCGGCCGCTAGATGTGCTCGGACTGCCGGTGGACGATCCGGCCGATGATGTGGACGTTTTCGTCGCAGAGCTTGTCCGGGAATAATCGCTTGTCCGCATTGTCAGAAGTAAGCCACCAACGACCGGCGTCACGCTTTAGGCGCTTTACGACGCACTCGCCCTCGTAGTTCGCGGCAAACGCAACGCCGTCAAGCGGGGCGGCTTCTGTGAGGTTTACGACGACGGTGTCTCCATCGTAAAGCCCTGGCTCCATCGAGGCGCCGTACACCTTCAGCGCAATCAGTTTGTCCGCCTTTAGGCCGCGCTTTTGCAGCCAATCTGCCCGAAAAAACAGAGGCGCACTGTCGCAGTTGTCATAGTCAATGGTGTACCCGTTCACGCCCGCCGCCAGCTTAAATCTCGCATGTCTAATCGCGATGTACGCATCGTCGGTCAAGCCTTGTCCCGACTGCGCGGCGTCGTCGCCGCGAAGTAGGTAGTCGACCGTCGTTGCTAAAACTTCAGAGAGCTGCGCCATCCGGTCATTCGATGGGCCCGTGCGGCCGGACTCCCACTCGGCTACCGACGCTTTGTTGATTCCAAAAGCGTCGGCCAGTTGCTGTTGAGTCAGACCGCGCTGTTTGCGGAGTCGTCGGATGCGGTCTGAAAGTGACATAGGCGAATCCTAACAGGTAGTCATCACATAACCATTACGTTTCAGTCACCACCGATAGGCGGTGATTTTGCCCCTTTGTATGCGACCCCTTGATGATAGGCGCCGCTTAACTTAAAGTTTGGCGATGGATAGTCAAACCCAAACAGACGGCATTGTCAGTGCGATAGCGCACGCAGGGGGACTGCGGCCGCTTTCCCGGCTCCTGGGCATCTCCGCGCCCTCGGTCTGGGAATGGCGCAAGCGCGGCCGTATTCCGGCCGAGCGCGTTCTGCAAGTCGAGCGCGTCACCGGCGTCTCGCGGCACATCTTGCGACCCGATCTGTATCCCAGGGAGGCGGCGTGAACTTCTACAAGCACTACATCGGCGACTTCCAACGCGACACGGGGCACCTGTCGCTCACCGAGCGCGGGGCGTACCGATCGCTCCTCGATCACCACTACGCGACCGAGAGGCCTTTGCCGACCGACATGACGCAGCTCTGTCGCATCGTCGGCGCGGTCTCGAAGGCCGACCGCGATGCCGTCAAGCGCGTTCTCGGCGAGTTCTGGCAGCTCGAGGGGGAGGGGTGGACGAACGCGAGGGCGCTCCTCGAGATCGCGAAGGCAGACGAGCAGCGTGACACGAACCGTCGCATCGCCGAGGAACGAGAGGCCAGACGAAAGGCGGCACGAGTGGGGGACGAGAGCAGCACGAACCGTAGCACGACTCGTGCGACGAATCGTTCAACGAACGGGTCACCTATCCAGACTCCAGACTCCAGACACCAGACTATATCTACAACCCTATCTGATACCTCATGCGTAATCTCTTCGCTCGAGGTAGCCAAACTCGCGCGCGCGGAAGGCGACGAGCGCCGGGAATTTGAGGCTCTGAAGGCGATCTACCCGCCACACGCGGGCCGGACGGACTGGATCAGCGCAGAGCACCACATCCGCCGACACATCGAGCACGGCGCGACCTGGCAGGAGATCCGCGAGGGCGTCGAGCGATACGCCGCGCACGTTGTCGCGACGAACCGGATGGTCCTCAACCCTGCGCGATTCTTCGGGGACGCCGACCGTCCCTGGTCGCAAGCCTGGCCGATCCCGCCATCGAAGGCCCAGGTCAAGCAGAGCTCGAACATCGCCGCCGCCCAGGCGTGGCTCGAGGGAGCCAATGCAACCGGCTGACCGCGCCGAGATGGCGCGCATCCTGGTCTCGCTCGCCGAGATGAAACCCGGAGGGAAGATCACGCCGGAGGCGCTCGAGCTTTGGTACTCGGCGATGAGCGCGTGGACGATCGAGGAGTTCCGCGCAGCCGCTCAACACTTGATGCTGCACGAGGAATACTTCCCGAACCCTTGGCACTTTCAGCAGCTCCGCAAGGCGCAGCGAATGACACCGGGCGAGGGGTGGGCGATCGCGCTACAGCACGTTCGCTCTGGGG